GCGTAGCGGAGGTCAAGCGTGTCACAGCTCTCGAACAACTCATTGCAACCAAACGAGCCAAGTAATTCTTGGCCTCCTAAGTGGCTTACACCTGTTTCTGAAGAAGATCAATTAAGAGGCGATGGTCCTGTCTATAAACAGTTTGCTGAAACAGTATGTCGCGTTACTAAAGATTCATTAGGCGGACAAGCAGGAGAGTTAATTCGTTTTCGCAATTGGCAAGAGAACCTTCTCAACCATGCTTTAGCAAGAAAAGAAAACGGTAGATTTAAGCACCGCATTGCTTTAATTGGCATGGCACGTAAAAATGGTAAGTCTGCTCTTGGTGCTTCTGTTGGTCTAGCAGGTTTAACACTAGGTGGACAAGGTTCTGAGATCTATTCATGCGCAGCAGATAGAGATCAAGCACGAATTGTGTTTGGTACTGCTAAGCGAATGGTTGAATTAGACGAAGAATTGTCTAAGATGTTTACTCTTTACCGCGATGCAATTGAATATAAAGATACAGGTTCTGTCTATAAAGTCCTCTCGGCAGAGGCTTACACAAAAGAAGGTCTCAATCCGTCACCTCTTGTGATCTTCGATGAAGTTCATGCGCAGCCAAATCGTGAACTTTGGGATGTAATGTCTCTTGCCGGAGGCGCAAGATCTGATTCTTTGTTGTTCGGTATTACTACGGCTGGTGTAAAAACTCAGACCGATGGCCAAGATTCTTTGTGCTATTCACTTTACCAGTACGGACAGCAGTTAGTTAAAAAAGAATTAGAGGATCCGTCATTCTTCTTTGCTTGGTGGGAACCAAAGAATGTTGAGGCAGATCATAGAGAACGATTCATGTGGGAAGAATCAAACCCAGGTTTTAACGACATTGTCGACTCTGAAGATTTTGAGTCTTCGGTGCTTAGAACACCAGAAGCAGAATTTCGAACTAAGCGAACTAACTGCTTTGTTTCAACAGCTACTGCATGGCTTCCTACCGGAAGCTGGGACGCATTGGTTGACAAGGACAGAGTGCCAATGCAAGGTGAAGACGTCATTCTCGCATTCGATGGAGCCTTTTCTAACGACTCTACAGCACTAATTGCGTGGCTTGTAGGTTCTGAAAAACCACATTTAATGGTTGTAGGACTATGGGAAAGACCACTTGATGCGGATCAAGCGTGGCATGTGCCTGTTGCAGAGGTCGAAAAGACTATTATTGACACTTGCAGAGACGGTAGATTTAACGTAAAAGAGATTGTTTTCGATCCTGCACGATGGAATAGAACCTTTATGGTACTAGATGAAGATGGTTTACCGTGCGTTTCGTATCCAAACTCAGCAGAACGTATGGTTCCTGCTACACAAAAGTTCTATGAAGCTGTAGTCAATCAGTCATTTACACATGATGGCGATGAACGTCTTGCACGACATGTGGCTAACTGCGTGACAAAACAATCTTCACGTGGAGTCATGGTTGCTAAGGCTTCATCTAGAAGAAAAGTAGATGCTGCTGTTGCTTCCATTTTTGGTTATGACCGAGCAACACAACCTCCTGCACCTAAAGAACCAGTTGCAAAATATTTCTCAATACAAGTATGAGGAGCATCATGAAAAAACTTGATTTTGCTTTATTAACAGAATTGGCAGGAGTAATTCTTGTCGCCATTGGGGTTGGCATGTTCTCAGTTCCTCTTGCCCTTATAACGGTAGGCGGATTTCTTATTTGGGCTACAGAAAAGGCTAATTGATGACCGCTGGTATTTACAATACAACCATTGATCAAGGTTCTATATGGTCAGTTGTACTAGTTTACACTGATTCTAACGACGCACCTGTCAATTTAACTGGCTATACCGCGGCCATGCAACTACGTCAGAACTATAATTCTACTACTGCTGACCTTACTTTAACTACAGCAAACGGTGGTATTACTATTGTTGGTGCTACTGGTACTATTACAATCACAGCAACAGCTACTCAAACAGGTCTGCTTGATTCAGGTTTTTATGTTTATGATTTAGAATTAACTTCAGGTTCTAACATTTCTCGTCTTATCCAAGGTCAATTAACAGTTGCAGAGCAGGTGACACGATAATGGCAGCCAATAAAGTCACCGTAAACGAAACTAATAACACAGTTGAAATTACAGCACCAGGTCCTCAAGGCGCACAAGGACCTACTGGTCCTACAGGTTCTATCGGTGCAACAGGTCCAACAGGATCTACTGGACCTACAGGTTCTCAAGGCATTCAAGGTGTTACCGGTCCTACAGGAGCGCAAGGAATCCAAGGCGTTACAGGGCCAACTGGACCTCAAGGTGTAACCGGTCCTACTGGACCGCAAGGAGTTACAGGACCGACAGGCCCTACAGGAGCTCAAGGCGTTCAGGGCGAAACCGGTCCGACAGGACCACAAGGAATTCAAGGTCCAACCGGTCCGACAGGACCTCAAGGAATACAGGGTGAAACTGGACCAACGGGACCGACCGGTGCACAAGGTATTCAGGGAGTTACTGGACCAACTGGTCCGCAAGGTATTCAAGGTTTTACTGGTCCAACTGGCTCTACAGGAGCGGCATCTACAGTAACAGGTCCGACAGGATCTACTGGCCCTCAAGGAATTCAAGGCGTTCAAGGTATTCAAGGAATTGAAGGACCAACTGGTCCATTAGGTCCTACAGGATCTACAGGACCAACTGGAGCAGCCTCGACTGTGACAGGTCCAACAGGAGCATCAGGACCAACAGGTCCGCAAGGTGTTTCTGGACCTACAGGACCAACTGGATCTGCTGGAACAGATGGCGATCGCTATCACACTACATCTACAACTTCTTTAACTATTGCTCCAAACGGTCAAATAACTCTTACTACAGTTGATCTTTATCTTGATTACTCAACAGCTCAAAGTGTAATTATTGCGTACGATATAAATAATCATATGCATGGTGAAGTTGTTTCGTATAATCCAGCAACTGGAAGTCTTGTAGTTGATCTTAAAAGCAAAACAGGATCAGGCACATATGCTTCTTGGGAAATAAATCTTGCTGGCGCAGTGGGTATTCAAGGCGCAACTGGAGCAACAGGTCCAACTGGTGCAACAGGAATTCAAGGATCAACAGGTCCAACTGGAGCAATCGGTGCAACTGGTCCTACTGGTTCAACTGGTTTAACTGGAGATACTGGACCTACAGGTGCACAAGGCATTCAAGGAATCCAAGGTGTGCAAGGAATTCAAGGCGTAACAGGTCCGACAGGTCCGCAAGGACAAACTGGACCGACAGGTGCTCAGGGAATTCAAGGAGAAGTTGGTTCAACTGGACCAACTGGTCCCCAAGGAATCCAAGGATCAACTGGGCCAACAGGTCCGCAGGGAAACCAAGGTGTCCAAGGAGTAACTGGACCAACAGGACCTCAAGGAATTGAAGGCGTGACTGGTCCCACCGGTCCTCAGGGCATTCAAGGAATTCAAGGAGTCACCGGTCCGACCGGTCCACAAGGAATAGAAGGTCCGACAGGACCGACCGGAGCAACTGGCGCAGCATCAACGGTTACTGGACCAACTGGCTCAACAGGACCAACCGGATCAACAGGTCCAACAGGTGCGACAGATCCAATTGTAAATTACATAAGCGGTGGGGCAAATGCTTCTGGAATTACAGGAGATGTTATTTATAATTCGGGATTATCAAATGCAAATAGTTGGACGTACACCATCGACGCCGGTGGATCAACTACAACCTTCTAACAAAGAGAGAAAGAAGCCACTATGACAGCAAGACTCCAAAACCGCCGAGACACGGCAGCAAACTGGACAGCAAATAATCCAACACTTGCTCAGGGTGAACTTGGTCTTGAAACAGATACCGCTAAGTTTAAGATGGGTGATGGCACTACTGCCTGGAATTCACTTGCATATGCCTATGCAGCTGGAGCAACAGGTCCAACCGGTCCTACCGGTCCAACTGGCGCAGCTTCCACTGTTACCGGTCCGACTGGTGCGGAAGGTGCAACAGGTCCAACTGGCGCAGCTTCAACAGTAACAGGTCCAACCGGTCCTACCGGTCCAACTGGTTCCGCATCCACGGTTACCGGTCCTACCGGTCCAACTGGCGCAACAGGCCCAACTGGTGCCACAGGCCCTGGCCTTTTGGTTGGTTTCAGCCCACAAACAGGCAACTACACTCTTGCAATCGGAGATCTTAATGAACTGGTCACAGTTAATGCGGCCGCTACCGTTACAGTTCCACCTTCAGTGTTTGCTGCCAATGACCAAATCCACGTTCAACAAATCGCCGCTGGCCAGATTACTTTTGCGCAAGGCGCAGGTGTTACGATTACATCAACTGGTGCAACTGCATCTGCTCCTAAAACAAGGGCACAATATTCAGCTTGTACTGTGATTTGTACAGCTTCAAACACATTTACTATCGTAGGAGATATTGCATAACATGCCTATTATCGGGATTATTGCTAGTCAAAACTATCCTAGAGTCTTAAATGTTGACTACTTAGTTGTAGCTGGCGGCGGCGCTGGTTCTTATGCTACACAAGGCGGTGGTTCAGGCGGCGGTGGTGCTGGTGGTTTGCGTTCAACCGTTACTGCAAGTGGTGGAACTCCAGGAACAGTAGAAACAGCTGTTAATTTGGCTAATGCTTCTTCTTATATTGTTACAGTTGGTGCTGGTGGTAGCGCAGTTACTGGTTCATTCCCTACAAGTGGCACTAACTCATCAATTAGTGGAGTTGGTATCACTACAATTACATCAATAGGTGGCGGTGCTTCAGCTATTGCTGGAACTGTAAATGCAGTATCAGGCGGTTCTGGTGGCGGCGGTGCTTATCAGAGCAGTGGTGGTAGCGGAACTCCCAATCAAGGTTTTGGTGGCGGTAATGGTTCACCTTCGGGCAGTCCATTCCCTGGCGCTGGCGGCGGTGGTGCTGGTGGAACAGGTACCAATGGCGCAGGAAGCACAGGAGGCAGTGGCGGTAACGGAGTTGCAACACTTATTTCAGGCCCATCTGCAACTTATGCAGGTGGCGGTGGTGGCGGTTGGCGTTCTGGCGGTTCTGGTGGAACTGGCGGTAGTGGTGGTGGTGGTAATGGTGGAGAAGCTTCTGGCAATCCTGGTGGCACAAATACCGGTGGTGGTGGTGGTGGGGCTGCTGATTCTAATGGCGGCGGTAATGGTGGTTCAGGTGTTGTTGTGGTGCGTTATGCAGGTACAACCCAAAAAGCTTATGGGGGAAGTGTAACTACATATGGCGGAAATACAATCCATACATTTACTCAATCAGGCATTTTTTATACAAACAATATTGGAAGTCCAAAGGCAACTGGTGGTGATATTTCAACCGACGGTGTTTATTGGATTCACACATTTAGATTGTCAGGTTCATTTATTCCTAATCAGACAGTTGCTTCAGAAGTATTATGCGTTGCCGGTGGTGGCGGTTGTAATGCTGCTTCTGGTGCTTCTGGTGGATCAGGTGGCGGTGGCCTTCTTGATGGTTCAAAAACTTTTACAGCAAGAACTTACACCGTAGTTGTAGGCGCAGGTGGTACAGGTTCAACTGCTACAAATACTGACAATTACACTCGTGGTATTGATTCAAGTATTGCGGGTTCAGACATTACTACTATTGTTGCTAACGGTGGCGGAGTTGGTTCGCGCAATGGCGTAACTGGCCTAAACGGTGGTTCAGGTGGCGGTGCTGGTGGGTATGTAAACAATGGTTCTAACCGACCAAATACAGCCGCCACGCAAGGAAATGTAAGCGGATTAACTGGCTATGGTTTTACTGGTGGTTCCGCTTCTCCCTCAGACGTTGGTGCCTATGGTGGTTCGGGCGGTGGTGGAGCAGGTGGTCTTGGTCAAAACTGCACAAACAGTGTTGGTGGAAACGGTGGCATCGGCTATCTCTCTTCTATTAGTGGTTCTTCTACTTATTATGCTGGCGGCGGTGCAGGCGGTTTTGAAAATGCCAATACTGTTGGCGCTATTGGTGGTGCTGGTGGTGGAGGCAATGGAGCAACCAATTTAACTAGTGCACAACGTGGCGCACCAAATACTGGTGGTGGCGCAGGCGGTTCGTGTGGTACTTTCACATCGCCAAATGTTTCTGGTGGTTCAGGCATAGTAATAATCAGGTATCCAATCTAACAAGGGGGCAACATGAAAGACAACGTTACAAAGATCAAAGAAACCAAAACAACACAGTGTTTTAGCTATGAAGTTACAATGTTGGTGCACATAATCGCAGACGACGAAAAAGATGCTAGAGCACAACTTGACGAAAAAGGCGGGATAGTCACAAAGCGAGAAGTTAAGTTATTAAACAGCGCCGTTCTTTATGGCGAAAAGGAGAAAAACTAATGGGTCACTACGCAAAAGTTGAAGAAGGAATCGTTACGCAAGTAATTGTGGCTGATGGTCCTGATTGGTGCGAGCAAAACCTTGGTGGTGAATGGGTGCAAACCTCTTATAACACTTTCGGTGGCGTACACTCAGGTGGCAAGTTTCCAATCCACAAGAACTATGCTGGGATTGGTTACACATTTGATGGAATAGGTTTCGCAGCGCCACAACCATTTGCTTCTTGGACAAAGAACGCAGAAACGTACCTTTGGGAAGCCCCAACCGCGATGCCAACAGAGGGCGGTCCCTACAAGTGGGACGAAGACACACTTTCTTGGATTGAATTAGACTAATACACAAGGTCGGGGGACCAATGAAGATCGCAGTTTACACAATCGCACTCAACGAACAAGCCTTTGTCGAACGCTGGTACAAAAGTGCAAAAGAGGCCGATTATCTTCTTATTGCCGATACAGGATCAACTGACCTAACAGTTAAATATGCCAAAAATCTAGGCATAAACGTGATCCAAATAGGTATTAAGCCGTGGCGTTTTGACGATGCAAGAAATGCAGCTTTAGCAGCTCTTCCTCTTGACATAGATTACTGCATAGCTTTAGATATGGATGAAGAACTTCAAGTTGGCTGGCGCAAAGAACTAGAATCTTTAGAATCCAGAATTACTAGACCAAGATACAAATACACTTGGTCATGGAATCCAGATGGATCACCTGGTTTAACTTATGGCGGAGATAAGATCCATTCTAGAAAAAACTACAGATGGAAACATCCTGTACATGAAGTTTTAACTTGCACGACTAATGAAGTGCAAGAATGGACAAAGTTAGAAATACATCATCATCCAGATGATACTAAATCTAGAGGTCAATACTTTGAGTTACTCGCTCAGTCTGTAATAGAAGATCCATCAGATGATCGAAATTGTTTTTATAACGCTCGAGAACTATTCTTTCACAATAAGTGGACAGAAGCAATTAAAGAGTTCAAGCGTCATTTAAGTCTTCCTAAAGCTCAGTGGAAACCTGAGCGAGCAGCATCAATGAGATACCTGGCTAAAATGGAAGAGTTTGAAAGAGAATCTTGGTTACTAAAAGCAATTGCAGAATCTCCTAATAGTCGAGAACCTAGAGTTGATCTTGCTCAGCATTACTACTCAAAAAGCATGTGGCTAGATTGTTACGCAAATGCTCATGCCGCTCTACGAATTGTAGAACAACCGCTTGAGTATCTTGTAGAATCAGATGCTTGGGGATATTTGCCTCATGATCTTGTAGCGATCGCATGTTACAATATGGACAAATTAGACGAAGCAATAGAACATGGCAAGAAAGCTGTCGAACTAGCACCTTGGATTGATAGACTTAAAGAAAATCTAACTTTTTATAAAGAAGTACCCACCATGAAAGGCAACTAAATGAGTCTATCGAATAGACTGCGTAAATCAGGAGAAAAAAGATACAACAATCAGTATCTTGAACCTTTTTTACCTGGTCGTAATTTATATGCAACTCCAGCCGGTGTAGAAGTAAACTCTGATAGTGCAATTCGTATGTCAACTGTTTATGCTTGCGTAAGACTACTAGGTGACACTATTAGTTCTTTGCCACTTTCCGCTTATGTCCGTCGTGGACGTTCTAGAATAAATTACGCATCAGTTTACGGTGAAATGCCTGCATGGATTAACAAACCAAATCCTGATTCAACTCGTTTAGAGTTTTATGAGCAAGTAATTTCTTCTCTAAACCTTCATGGTAATGCATTCATTTTAACCGTACGTGACGAAATTGGCGACGTTCAAGAGCTTTATTGCATAAACCCACTGCAGGTTCGTATTCGTCGTCCTGATCCAATGGGTGAAATTGAATACATAGTTACTATAGGACAAAATGCTCAAGATCCTGTAAATCAATTTTATGATAATGCACAGCCATTTGACCCATCTTCAGTTAAAACTATGGTTCTAACAAAAAATGAAATCTTGCATATACCTATGTTTAGACTACCTGGACAACTACTTGGACTTGGTCCTATTGCAGCAGCTCGCATTACTTTAGGTTCTGCTATGGCCGCGGAAGTTTATGCAGCAAGTTATTTTGGAAATGCAGCAAATCCTGGTGGAGTTATTGAATCTCCAGGTGAAATGACTGAAGAACAAGCTGCTGATATTGCTCGTAACTGGAATATGTCGCACACAGGACCTTATCGTGCGGGAAAACTTGGCATTTTAACTAGCGGTGCAACATTTAAGCCACTTACTCTAAATGCTGCAGATGCACAACTTCTAGAAGTACGTCGATTTGGTGTAGAAGAAATTGCTAGACTATTCCGTGTACCTGTATCTTTACTTGGTCACCCTGTTGCAGGAGCAATGTCATTTGCATCTGTTGAAGCTCAGAACTTATCATTTGTCCAACACTCTTTAAGACCTTTACTTGAAAGACTAGAACAAGCACTATCACCATTGCTTCCTGAGTCAGATGGATTTATTAAGTTTAATCTAGACGCTTTGCTACGTGGAACAACATTAGAACGCTATGATGCCTATACAAAAGGTCTGCGTGAAGGTTTCTTAAGTCTAAATGATGTCCGTTATGTAGAAGATCTTGCACCTCTTGGAGAGTCTGGAGATCAATACCGTGTTCCGTTACAAAATATTGATGCAGCAGATGCAAAAGATGTTGGCTTAAACCTACGCGCCGATATTGCAGCCAAGTTAATTCAAGTAGGTTTTGATCCAAAATCAGTAATTGATGCTGTTGGTTTACCTGAAATGAATCACACAGGTTTGCCTTCAAATCAATTGCAACCAATTTCAACAATAGATCCAATAGATCCTAAAGCAGCATACGAGGTGGAGTAGTGTTGAATGAAGAGAAAGACTCAAGGAGCAAAATGAAAAAAATCGAACGACGCACATATACTGTGCAAGATGTTGAAACTCGGGCAGATGACGATGGAAAGCTACGCTTGTCAGGATATGCAGCAAAGTTTGATAGTCCTAGCGTCCCACTACCATTCGTTGAAACAATTGCTCAAGGTGCATTTAGAAAAACATTAACAGAAATACCTGATGTCCGATTACTAGTTAATCATGAAGGACTTCCATTAGCTCGTACTAAAAATGGTACAATGACGCTAATTGAAGATGACATTGGATTAAGATTTGATGCTGAATTAGCAGATACTCAAGAAGCAAGAGATCTACATGCTCTTATTGCTAGAGGCGACGTAGATCAGATGAGTTTTGCGTTCCGTGTAATTAGACAAAAGTGGAATGAAGACCGCACTATGCGTGTTTTGACTGAAGTATCATTAGCCGATGGAGATGTCTCAGTAGTTACTTATCCAGCTTATCCAGCAACATCAGTTGAAGCCCGTGAACATCTAAAAAATGCTATTGATGCTGTCAAAGAAGGACGAGAAATATCTGGAGATTCTTTACTAGTTCTAAAAAGCATTTTTGAAGATCTAAGTGAAGGCCATGACTATGTAATGAAGTCAGTAGAACTAATGGCTCAATTACTAGGAAATCAAGAAGTAGTTGCAGCAGACGATATGGAAGATTCTGATTACATGGAAGATGAAGAAGACAAAGACTTAATTGAAGAGGTTTCTGTACCAAGATCTATATCTCTTCGTCTAGCAAAAGCAATAGTAAACAACACAAAATAATATTCTGTTAGCAAATAGTTAACAGATACCGAAGTCGGAGCGAGACTCACACCCCAAAAGCGCCGTGATGCTTATCGCCACCACCTCGATTAAACTCATAAGGAGCAGAATACAATGTCATACCTTGACAAAGTAATCGAGCGCCGTGATGCAGTTAAAACAGAAATGGACGCAGTTCTTGAGGCAGTTGCCGCAGAGAACCGTACAGATCTAACTGCAGAGGAGACCGAGAAGGTTGACGCTCTTGTAGAAGAGTCACGTTCACTCGATACAAAAATCGAAAAACTAAAGACACAAGCTGATGCAGACGCTAAGGCTGCAGAAGTACGTGCAGCAGTTGCACCAGTTGCAACTCCAGCAGGTGGCACACGCGTCATCTCTGAACCTCGCACTTATTCAGTAAACTCTGATGCTTCATTCGTAAAAGATGCATATAACGCATCATTTAAGAATGATTTCAGTGCAAACGAGCGTCTTGCTCGTCACATGAAAGAAGAAGCAATTGAGCGTCGCGATGTTGGAACAGCTGCGTTTGAAGGTTTGGTTGTACCACAATACCCTT